AAACAAATTTACTTAATATTTGATTAACTCTTATATTAAATAAATTGAATATTTAAATATTAATAAAAATTTATTTAAATATAGCTTATATTATACATATATAAGCCCTATTATGCCAATTGAAACATATAGCCATACTGCTGACATTACTCAAATAGAGAGAATTGAATTCTGTGTTTTTGGAAATCCAGAAGTTAAAAGATATTCGGTTATTAATGATCCCTTGGGAATTACTATAGCCGAAGCTTTTGAAAATGGTGAACCTAAACAGGGGGGTCTTATCGATAAACGCTTAGGTGTTACTGATTATAATATGGTATGTGATACTTGTGGTTGTACAACTAATGATTGTCCAGGACATTTTGGTCATACTGAACTTGCAGAAGAAGTATTTCATTTTGGTTATCTTGATATTGCAAAAAATATAGCAAATTGTATTTGTTTACATTGTTCTAAAGCATTGATAACAAAAAATAAAGAAGAGGTTATTGAAATTTTAGGTAATTCTTATAAAAAAACTAGATTTGCTAAATTTAAAAAACTTACTTCAAATATTAAGTTTTGTCAAAATTGTGGTAAACCTGTTGGTAAAATTTCAAAAGAAATTACTAAATCAGGTTCTATTCAATTAAATGTAACATATATGGTTGATGCAAAACTAGAAGAAGGAAGTGAAGCTCAAGCTGGTGCTACAAGTACTAATACTAATATTGGTGCGAATAAGAAGAGAAAGAATGTTGAAATTCTTACTCCAAATAGACTTTATGGAATTTTTAAAAATATTGATGATAATGATTGTCGTTTGATGGGATTAGATCCTACTAAAAATAGACCAGAATATTTTATTATTAAATATTTTCCAATTCCTCCTGTAGCAATTAGACCTTCAGTAAGATTAGAAATGTTATCTTCTGGTCCATCTGAAGATGGTTTAACATCAAAGTTAGCTGATATCGTCAAAGATAATGGTAGATTAAGAAAACAAAAAGATAAAACATTAGTAACTGGTGAAGAATCAAAATATAATCAAGATTATCTACAATTATTACAATACGATATTGCAACATATTATGATAACGAATCTACTTTACCAAAATCTGAACAAAAAGGATCAAAAGCATCAAAATCAGTTTCAGAAAGATTAAAAGGTAAAGGTGGAAGAATTAGAGGTAATTTAATGGGTAATTAAACGGGTTGGGTCCGTTTATGACTTGCTCATAACAGATAGCTGCTTATTTGGTTGATGATCAAACCAAATAAGAAAAACAGTGTAAGATCATCTATAATATAACTATCTAGTTCAAATAAATCCAATATTTAATAATTTATTTGAGCAACATTGCCAAATTGCGGGAACATCTAATTTTATGTTTATCTTAAATAATAAACATATTCAATATTAATATACTAATACATGTGATGAAAATCATGTGTAAACATTCGCTGAAAGGCGTTTGTGCATTATTTAAAGAAATAGCTACAAATAATAAATTATTAAATGAATTATTTAATATATAAAATTACCAACATTATAAATAATAAAATTTATATTGGAAAGACAAAAGAATATTATGGAAATGAATATTTTGGTATTGAAGGAAGATTAAAACATCATCTAGTTAATGCTTATACTAAATCAAAATGGAATGATTGTCCAAAATTTTACAATGCTATACGAAAATATGGTAGAGAATCATTTCAAATAGAATTATTAGAAGAAACTAATGAATTTGATGTAAATGAAAGTGAAATTTTTTATATTGATCTTTTTGGTTCAACAGATGATATTATTGGTTATAATATAGCACGTGGTGGTGGTGGTCGTTCTATTGTTCAAGTAAATGAAAATATACGAGAAAAAATATCAAAAGCACAATCAAATAGTTTAATGAACATCAAACCATATTATAATGATAATAATATTCATACTGGTTATTTTGCAAGAAGACGTGAAAGTGGTAAAGTATATCAAAAATATTTTACTAGTACTAAATTTACAATTGATGAAAATCTTAATAAAGCAAAAAAATGGATAGAATCAATTAAAGAAAATAAATGTGATACGTCAAATAAATATAATAAAACCAGTGGTCTTCCAAAAAATATAAATTTAATAAAAGATAAAGTTGATAAGGATTTAATTATTGGATATCGTGTTGATATATATCATGATGGTACTAAATATATTAAATCTTTTCAATTAAAAAATGGTAATTTAAATGAATTATTGAATAAAGCTATTAAATATAAAGAATTATTACTTAATGCAAAGTAAAAATTATTAATATTTACTGGGAAACCAGTGTTAGACAATCCGCAGCCAAGCTCCTAAGTTCGATAAAAGTAAGAATATGGAGAAGGTTCAGAGACTAGACGGTAATGGGTCAATAATGATGGATTAACTATCCTGAATTGGCTTAAGGTATAGTCCGAATTCCAGTGATGGAATGTGTAGGTATCTCCCAAGACCTAAACTTTAATTAATATTTAATATTAAAGCATGGTCAAAGATATTTATTGTTTGATAAAATAAGATAAGATAAATAAAATAAATAAATCAAACAATAATTTAAGTTATATTAGTGCGAATATAACTTAACCGATTCGAAAAGAGTAGATTTTTCAGCACGTACAGTCATCACATCTGATCCAAATCTCGGATTAGATGAACTTGGTGTTCCTATTAAAATAGCAATGAACATTACATTTCCAGAAGTTGTAACACCATTTAATATTGATCGTCTTTCTAAATTAGTAAGAAACGGGCGTGATATATATCCTGGAGCAAATTTTGTATTACCATTTCATAGTTTAGAATTAGGAAAAAAATCAAAAATTGATTTGAGATACAGAAAAAAATCAGTAAAATTACATTATGGTGATGTAGTTGAAAGACATATTGTAGATGGTGATCCAGTACTTTTTAATCGTCAACCATCTTTACATAAGATGTCAATGATGTGTCATAGAATTAAAGTAATAAAAGACGAGTCATTAAATACATTTAGACTCAATGTGACGGTAACCACTCCGTACAATGCTGATCAATAAACCGTCGAGGTCAGCAACAGGTAACTGCTTATTTGGTTGGTGATCAAACCAAATAAGAAAACCAGTGTAAGATCATCTTTAATATAATTACCTAGTTATTAAATAAATTCATATCAATAATAAATATTTAATGGCAACACTTCCAAACTGCTGGAACCTCCTTGAGAGCTTAAACTACTAAGTATAATGAGAAATCATTATATGGCAGAGAGTAGAACTCTGGTATAGTAAAAATGTTTAAGATTGGACAATCAGCAACCAAGACCCTAATATTAATAATTATGGGTAAGGCTCAGAGACTAGATGGTAGTGGGTTTCAGTTAATAATAAATAACTGAAGCTTAAGGTATAGTCCATTTCTTAGTGAAAGCTAAGATGTAATGTTCGACGGGGATAAATCTTGTCCAAAACAGGTAGCTGCTTATTAGGTTATCGAATATACCTAATAAGAAAAACAGTGAAAATTCGATCTTAGATATAACTATCTAGTACATAATAGAACAAATAAATAATATTTTATTATGTGCGACATTTTCAAATTGCGGGAAACTCCTAAAGTTTTAACTACTAAGTTATAATAGAAATATTATAATGGACACGGAGAAAAATCGTGTGTATAGTAAAAATGTTGAAAATAAATTTCTTATTAAAAAATTATATAAACAAAAACATTATATTTCAAATAAAATTAATAATGAATCAAATATCAGATGAAGAAAATAAACTCTATGAAGTTTATAAAATAACTAATATTGCTGAAAATAAAGCTTATATTGGTGTTGCAAAAAAATGGGTTAAATTAGCAAAACAAAAGTATTACATATATGGGGCTCATGGTAGATTTAAAAGACATATATCAAATGCATTTTCAACTAATGAAAAATGTGCAAATGATTGTCCTGAATTTTACAAATCAATTAGAGACTATGGTGCTAATAATTTTGAAGTTGAAATTTTAAAAACTATTAATGAAAATGCCAAATCACGAGAAGAGGAAGAAATTCTTAAATATAATACTCATGATCCAGAATATGGATATAATATTTTACTTAGCGTAAAAAAACCATTAACTGAAACTAGACTTGATAATTTTAAAAAAAAAAAAGAATTAGGTAATAAAAATAGATCAGTTAATGGAGAAATGAGGAAAAAAGAACATAATATGAATATTCCTACTAATATTTATTATAGATCTAAAAAAGATCAAGATAATAATATTATTCACGAAGGATATTTTGTTCAAATTAAAACAAATGGCAAATTAGTTAATAAAGCATTTTTATCTGATAAATTAACATTAAATGAAAAATTAGAAAAAGCTAAAGAATATTTAGCTTTAATAAATAAAGACCTTAATAATGAAATATTAAATGTTTAATTTTATATTAAAAATAATAAGATAAGAAATTAAATGGATGATCCGCATCCAAGCTACTTTTAAGAAAAGTAGAAGGTTCAGAGACTAGATGGAAGTGGGTTTTAGTTAATTATTATTAACTGAGGCTTAAGGTATAGTCCGTCCTCATATGAAAGTATGAGGGTATTCATGGAGATGAATATGTTTATTCCACAATCAGTACAAACGCAACTAGAAATTGCGAATATTGCGGATGTTAAAAGACAAATTATTTCACCAAGATATTCAAGACCTATCATTAAATTTAAACAAGATACGGTTTTGGGTACTTATAAAATGACAGAAAGAATAAAAAAACTAGATTATCGCGATGCAATGAATTTAGCAATGTATTGCAAAAATGTAGATGTATTTAGTATAGAAAAAGAAGATATTGATACTCATAAAATGTATTCTTTAATTATTCCAAATTTAATTAATTTTTCTGATGGAAGAGTTAATATAACAAATGGTAAATTACTTACTGGAACCATGGGTGATAATATTCTTAATCAAAGAATTGTTTATTATAGTTGGGATAGACATGGACCAGAAACAACTAAAAACTTTTATGATAATGCTCAACGTTTAGTAACAAATTGGTTATTATTAAATGGTTTTTCAGTTGGTCTTGGTGATGCTACAACTTCACAAGTAGTTATTGATGATATTCAAACTTTTTGTGAAATTAAACAAATGGA